GGCCACGGACAATGTTACCGAAGGTGGACTCGGAACGGATGGTTTCCATGTTTGTCATCTGCGATGCAAACGTGAAGCCCATCTTGTGACCGGCGATGATGTTGTACTTGCCAGAGGACACGGCAAGGTTGTGGCTGACGTAGATGGTGAAGCGATCAACCATACCCAGACGACCGTTGCGAACGATGGACATGCTGTCGCCAGTCAGCGAAGCGTCCTTCAGTTCGGACTTCTTGATCAAGCCAGCCATCTTGGCAGGAATAACCACGAAGCGGTCGCCTTCGGGGGCGTTGGCTTCGTCCAACACGGTGCCCATATCAACCAACAGGTCAACGATGGAGGTGGTGCTGGAAGCGCCGTCCTTGGTCACGGTCAGCGGAGCGCCGGTCGTGCCGAGGTTGAACGAAGCAGACTGCTCACCAGCAGTAGCACCCTTGTTGGTAGCGGCGATACCGGGCAGGATGTCGGTCAACACGCGCTGGTCGATCTTGATCTTCATACGCTCGGAAGCGTCTTTTGTCCAAGTGTTCATCAGGTTGATGTCCGACTGAACCTTGTCCACGTCGTCTTCGACGCAGGCAAAGTACTCGCCCTTGTCAATGACCAACTGGATTTTTGGCTTGTCAGGATTTTCCACGGTCAGGGTTTGGCCCTTCACGTAGTCACGGATGGTGATTTCCGGCGTAGTGCGGATGTTCACGGTGTCGCCGTACTGGCGGATTTCACCTTCGTAGTCGGTGTTCGAGATCGCTGCGAGCACGGTGGCGTCGTAGAAGTTCTCGATCAGTTTGCCCGACCAGATTTCGGGGATGAAGTTGCCGCTGTAATTGGGACGACCGGGGGAAACGGGATAAGACATGATGTAACTCCTTTAATCAGGCATTTGCGGTAATGCGATTTTCTCGCTGGGCAGCGAAAATATCGCGTTCGATTCGGGAACGATCCTGCTCTCGGCCTTTGTACTTCCCAGAACGGACATCGTTGAAAAATTTCTGGATGTCAGCAGGGCTGTAGGTCTTGCCTTGGTTGGTGGTTGCAGGGGTTCCGGTGCTGCGTGAGCGACCGGGGGAAACCTGTTTTTCCAACTCTGAAGCGGGAGAGTTCCCAGTGGATTGAGCAACGGCGGCTTGTCCAGTGGACTCTAACCAAGTACGGAAGAAACTGGCAACACGCGATGCGTCAAGCGCACGCTGTGCATCGTCAAGGTACGTCTGCCGAGTGACGCCAGTCAGCGAATCAACAGACAACAACCATGACTGGAAGTCCGGGTGGTCGTTGATCTGTCGGAAGTTCGGGACAGCAGCAGACAGGTCAGCCCAGAACTGCTGTTCGGCAGTCAGTTGCTGACGATGCGCCACGGCTTGCACCTGTGGCACAACCTGCGTCTGCATCTGACGCAATGCTGCTTCGATGGCGGCAATACGTTGAGCGACAGCCCCGAGTTCTTCGCGGGTCACTTTGCGCATCACATCCAACGACTCACCGTAATCTGCAACATCCTGCTCAGTCACGAGCTTCTCTGCCGCTGCGGGCGCAGAGGAAGGTTGCACGGCGGTCATCGAGGCAAGCAACTGCTCCATCTGCTGGACGCGCTGCTGCATCTCCCGGTTCTGCTGGTGCAGGCGGGGAACTTCGGCGTTGTACATGCCCTGAAGTGTTTTGTACTTCTGGACGACGGTTTCCTCCGGCACATTGTCGGCACCCGGTCTTTGCTCGTTTGTGGGTGCCGGAGCGGCATTATTCGGGGTAGGATTCTCGTCGGCTTGGTTCTGGTTGCCAGTGTTCTCAACGGGCGTAACGGTGCCATCGGCAGGGGCGTTGCCCGTGCCTGTGTTGTCGTCCGTGTTGAGTTGCTTGTACAACTCTTGAACTGCCTCGGTCTGTTTGCGAATTTGCTCTGGAAGTGCCATGTTGAACGCTCCTATCGGTGTGCGTGATTAAAGTCGGCGAGTTACATCATAACTTTGCCGCTACAGCAGGGGACTGTTGTGCGAACTCAATGAGTTCGACCATCATCTGGCAGCGCCCCTGAAACACTGCCGGATTGTCAACCGCGTAAGGAAGACGCTTCATCTCATGCTGGAGCACACCTTCCATCCACGCCAGAACTTCTGAGTGTTGCCGGACGGCCATCGCCAGTCCTTTGATGATCTGTGGCTCGGGCTTGATCATGCCGCCATCCCACTCACACGGTTCTGAACCACGTTAGACTCCATCCCACCTTTGGGCGAACCGTCAGGTAGCTGCGGGGTACCACCTTGCGGCTGCTGCGCCTGCTGCTGTGCAGCGGCCATCGCAGCGCGTGCGGTGATGCGACCCGTGTACCCTTCCTTCTCCCGAGATGGCACAACGTCTTCCGTGGACATTTGCAACCCTTTTGCCACCTCCCGAAGGATGGTGGCGCGTCCCTCCTTGCCCATGATTTCAAGATCAATGGGATTGGCGGTTGCGTTGAGAAACTCGATGCGGCGGATGTTGACGGTTTCCTTGACCGCGAGATTGATCGCGCCCTTGGCTACCACCTCAACATCACCCTTGATGGACTCGTCCTCGTCGTAGCGCATGTTGTAGACAAACTGGCGCAGCACGATGGGCTTCACAACGTCGGTGTCGATGTGCATCACGACTTGGCGAATACCCTTGCCTGCCGCGCCCATGAGCATGGACAGGCCAGACGAGGTGCGACCCGCGCCCTGCACGTTCAGATCGCCATAGACGTAGGCCGGAATACCCGAGTGATCATCAGCCAGACGGCTGAACTTCTCGTACACCGCCATGAGTTCAGTGGCCCGCGAGTCAGGCTGCGTGAACCGGATGGCCGGTGCGCTCGACCCCACCGGGTCGTTGATCGTCTGCCAGATTTTCCAAGGCGTCAGATTGGTGATGTCCTCGTTGGGCGGCAGGCGCTCGACGTTGACTTCCACCTGCGGCCCGGAGGAGATGCCCATGTTGTTCACCAGAGCGCGGGCAGCGGCGTTGCACACGCCCTGCAAGTCCTCGATGATCTCGGGGATGCCCTTGCCCCAGAACGCGCCGGGGCACTTGATGAACGAGGTCTTGGCGTAGGGCTTCTCACCCAGCGGGTCGTAGTTGAGCACCGCCTTGATGACGTAGTTGCCCACCATCCAGACATTGGCATCGTACTCGCGGGCTTCGTCAGGCACTTCCTCATCGGACATGCCCCACTCGCGCAGCATCTTACCGCTGACCTTACCCCAGAACTCTAGCGCATCGAACTCGGTGGTGGGCTTCATGTACGAGTAGTACTTGCGCTCCTCCTCGTTCTTCTGAAGCTCTACGTCCTCATTGATCCATGACTGGCCGTTGCCAATCTCCAGCACTTTGCGGATAGCGTCCTCATCGTAGCCCGGAACCCCAATGAGGTCGGATAGTTGCATCCGGCTCAGGGGGTGGTACTCGAACAGGTAGCCCTCGTTGATAGTGCTGACCCCCGGCTCGGGGTAGATGTAGAACGGGTCGACCCGCTCGTACTCCGGGCCAAGACGCTCAATGGGTTCGACCACGGTCTGGCCCTGCGCGTTGGTCTTCCACCCCAGCGCACGCTGGCGACGAACGACCGGCCCTTTGATGAAGGCCGCAGGGAACGTCACGAGGTCGGTGATGAAGTCGTTGAACGAAGACTCCCAGCCGCCTTGGGCGAACTGATCTTGAATCTTGGTCTTCATCCTGTCAGCGCGAATCTGCGCTTGTTGCAGGATGGCAAAGCGGTAGTCTTGGCTGACCATCTCGCGGATTTCAGACATCTCCTCGCGGTTGGGAGCCTTGCCGTACTCCTCGACCATCTTGAGCACACGCTCGGCGAAGATCGACTGCACGTCCTTGGTCTGCGAGGGACTGAGATCGGGGATGGGCGTGGCCTGCAAGTCCCACGGGGGTGAGCCGTTGTCGAGCAGGATGTCCCGCAGCCAAGACTCCGCAGCGCGGCACTTGACTTCGGTGATCATCATGTAAATCTCGGAGCCGCCCTGTCCTCGAATCTGTTGCAGCTTGTCTGCGTCGTACTGGCCGTTACGCTGCCTAAGCGCACGCAGCATGATGTACTCGATGGGCTTCTTCGCCATCTGAGCAACATCCCAACATTGCCGCAGATACCCGGCCAAGCCAAGGATGACGGGTTGATTCTGACGCTCTGCAAGAGCGCGGTCTGAAACTTCTTGCTCTTGCCGAGCAAGTTCAGAGTTTGATACGACCCGCAGGAATGTCAGTCCGGCCATTGCGTTACTTCTTTTTGGGTGCAGGTGCGGGTTTGCGAGGAGCCGATCCACCGTCGATGTCTTGCGGTGGCTGACCCATCTCAGCGGTGTAGATGCCCTTCTCTTTGGGCTTCGTTACCATGCCACCTTTCTCGTAAGACTTGATGGCCGCGCCACCCATCTTCGCGTTGGTGGATGTCATGGTGAACGGTTTCGCTTGGCTGCATTGCATGGTCGCTCCTACCTGTTTGACGGGGTTCTACCACGAAGTATACACGTGGTCAAATAAAAAGAAACCCCCGGTGTTTGCACAGCCGGGGGGAACCCTTGGAGGGGGGAGGTGACAACTGCGGAGCAGTGCTGCAATCATATCACGTCCAGCCCAGTGCTGAAGTCCTTTTGACCTCGCGCCGCCGCTGGAGCGCATGGCCTTCACTGGCGTTGCCAATGTGCAGCATGAGGTACTGCAAGGCTTCGGCCACGTGCGAATGTTTGTTCTTGTCGATGTCGCCATCACCCTTGGGCTTGAAGCGGTAGCCGCCCATCATGGCTGCTTTGAGTTGCGTGCAGCGCGGATCGACAAGGAACGCCGGGTCGCCGTCCACCTGCCGCATGAGGTACTCGTCCACTGCGTTGATGCGGGCCGCGACGGCGTTGGTCTTGGCCGGGATGACTTTCATCCCCTCGGCTTTGATGATGTCCACCGCCGAGCGTTCGTCGGTCTGCGCCCGCTGCGTACCCGCTGGGTCAACAACGACGAGCACCGGAGCGCCGGGGAAGCGTTCGTACAGCATGGGCTTGAGCATGGTGCGCACAAACCGCTGCACCCCCATGTCGAAGCTGACACACTCGTCAAGGACGAGGGCACGGCCACGTGGGTCTTGCTGCCCGAGCACGGCTGCTGGGGTTAACCCTAAGTCCATGCCGATGACGATGGGCCGCACGCCGTTGACGATTGCACGAAGGCGATCCTTTGCCATGTGGTAATCAGGCCGGAAGTACTTGTAGACAGGCATACCGGCTGACGACAGCCCGTACTCCCCGTCGATGTAGACCCGGATGTACTCCTCAGAGCGGCCTTGTGTGTCGTAGTAGCCATCGGGCAGGTTCTCCACGTTCTCGGCGTAGGCGCTGCGGCCCGAGGGCTGCTTGTAGACTGCCCAGCCGTTGTTGTTGGGGGAGACGCCATCTTTAGGATCGAGGCCCTCCATCTGGTAGTACCACCACGTGTCCATCGTCGGCGGGTTGGTATCGGCCCACATGCCGTGCCACGTCGGCCCGCCGTCCTTGGCTGACGGGAACCGTCCAATACGTTTGGACATGGCGTCCACGATGTCAGGGTGGATGTCGCGGCACTCATTGAACCACGCGAAGGACAACTCCAGCGAGTTCAGGTTCGCCACGTCATCGGCATCATCCAGTGCCCGGAACATGATCTCGCACTCGACCTCACCCACCTTGAAAAAGTACGTCTTGGTGGTGCGCATGTACTCCCCGCACTGGCCCGGTGGGAACCAGTCGAGGAAGGTCTTGATGGTGGTGTCCTGCAACTGGCGTACAGTTTCACGGACGATGGCGCAGCGCGTCTTGCGCACACCCTGCTCGTTGGGCTGCTGCATGGAGGCGCGGCGCACCACCTCGAAGGAGCAGGTCACGGACTTGCCCGAACCCACTGGCCCCATGAGCACGCGCATCTTGGCGTTGGACGCCATGAACTTCTTGCCCGTGGGCGGTGGGGTGTAGTTGATGTCAAGCGGCATCGACTGCCTCGGCCTCTGTGCTGACCAGCAAGATCACGAACTCGCGCCCGTGCTTCTTGCTGCGTGTGATCTTGGTCTGGAACGACTTACTCTGGCGGTTGAGTTCGTTCTCCACGACCACGGCCTCGGTGGCGGTGCGCACCCTCACTG